AAGCTTGATGAAAATCTTGCGCCGCAGGCCGATCGCATCGTTATCATGAATCCTGCCATGCGTAATAAGATGAGTGATGCCCTTAAAGGTACTTTTGTACGCGAAGTATCCGAAAAGGCATTGCTGCGCGGTTTTATCAGTGAACTGGCCGATATGGAGTTCTTTGAATCCCAGCTGGTGCCGGTACAGACCGTTGGTGCGCAGGGTGGCACTCCGGTGGTGAACGGTGCTTCGCAGGTCGGTTCGAGCATTATAACCAACGGCTGGACTGCATCAACGCAGGTACTGAATGCAGGTGATATTATTACGTTTGCCGGTTCGTATTCGGTAAACTATGTAACGCAGACGCCGCTTACCAATCTTCAGCAGTTTGTAGTAACCGCCAACGTTACTTCAGACGGTTCCGGTAACGCAACCATTCCGATTTCAACCGGCATTGGTGCTTATAATGGTATCATTACCTCCGGCCCAACCCAGAACGTATCGGCTTCCCCGACTAACGGTGGCGCTATTACGGTTACGGGTTCTTCTTCGACAGGGTATGCGCAGAACATCGCATTCCATAAGGATGCGTTTACGGTAGCGTTTGCCAAGCTATCGGTTCCCAAAGAGCAGGGTGTGAAGGTTGCGCAGGCTTCGTATGATGGCTTCACCATGCGTTACATGCGTGGTTATGACATTGTAAATGCTCAGCAGCTTGACCGTCTCGACGCATATTGGGGCTTTACGGGTCTCTATACCCAGCATGCCGTCCGTATCACCGCTTAATGGAGTTTATGTATGCAAGAAGTATTAATGTTTAACCGCAATACCCGCGAGCAGCGATATCTGAGTGCCGCAAGGCATAATGAAATCGAAAAGCTTAGGGAGGATGGCTGGCTTTATAATCCCCGGCTGGTGCAGATGCATCATCCGGTTCTCAAAAAAGATGTGACCGTTGTTACGGACGAACGCAAGGAATATGAGAATAAGGGGTATTATGCTGACCCGACCATGATTTATCATCCTGATGGCCCGCAAACGAAGCAGGTTTCGCTGGAAGATGCCAAACGCGCCTTTAAAAATGGCTGGTATGCTTCTCCTTCTGAATTTCCGGGTAATGATATTGGCAAAATTAAAACAGCTAATGTCATGAAGGAGGCCAGCTAATGTCAGTCAGTGGTATTACCTTCAATGGGCTTACTTACACGGCGCTTCCTATTTCCCCCGGTACGATTGCAGCTAATACATCAGCGGCTGTTCCTGTAACTTTAAATGGTATTTTAACAACGGATGTTATTATTTCTGTTAATAAGCCAACGGTTACGGCTGGTGTGGATACTGGAAGTGCTATTATTACAGCTGCCAATAAGGCAAGTATTGTTTTCCAGAATAGTTCTGCTTCTGGTGTTGGTCTTCCTACGGAAACTTATATTTTTGTTATAGGAAGACCTGAAAACGTACTTGGCGGCCCGGATGCTCCTGCAAACGGCAATGTAATATTTAAATAAGGAAACATCATTATGCCTACTCAAACCGGCTCCCAGATTGGTTCGCTTTATACCAATGCTGGGCCTGATAATCCCATTAACGCAGGTTCAACGCTTGCACTTACGGGGGATTATGACCAGAAAACGATTAACCTTAATTCTGCTACAGGTTCGGCTATCACGCTTCCGCCTGCTACAGGTTCTGGTAACTGGTACCGCTTCCTGACCACAATAGCTGCACCTTCTTCGCCACATACCATTAAAGTTTCTGCCAGCAATAACGGAAACGTTGGCGCTAGTCAGGATTACTTCATTGGTATTATTTCTACGGTTGATAGCGCTACCGTTACGGCTTATGTGGCAGCTAATTCCGGTACGGTCTCGACTAACTCCGATACCATCACCTTGTCGGCAACGACAACGGGTGGTTTAAACGTTGGCGCATGGATTGATCTTCAGGATGTTGCTAATAATACATGGTCGGTACGCGGTCAGACTTCTTCGTCTGGCACCGCAGCTACGCCATTTAGCGCAACCGTTTCGTAATTACCACCTTTCAATTGAAGTCCTTGGAGAAATCCGGGGGCTTCTTTTTTTTAAGGAATTATTTTATGCCCACCCAGACAGGTACTTCACTCAACCGACAGCTTTCAACAGCAGATCCAGATGGCACTACGCTTGGACAAAGCCTAAGTGATATTATTTATCTCAATGGTACATTAAATACTTATAATGGTGTTATTTCGCCTGCTGTATTTGGTTTTGTTAATTCAGCCATTACCAATACTACGGGTACAATTATATCCGCAGCAGCCCTTGCTGCTGGTTATATTACCCGTTCTGGCCCAACGGCTGCATTTACTGATACGCTAGATACGGCTACCAATGTGTATAATGCTTATCAGGTATATGGCGGTATTCCGGTTGGTCTTTCGGCTTATGTGGAATATAAGAATACAACCAATTATCCTGCTACTATTGCACTGGGTACAGGTTTTACTATTAGCGGGACTATTAATACTAGTTTTGTTGTTCCTGCCAATAGCGAAGCTTTTTTTCTTATTTCACCTACCTCCGCTACTACGGCCCAGATTTTTCTTTCTTCAACGGGCAATGGATTTAGCGGCATAGGAAACGAACAGTATAGTGCGGCAACAAATACAACGGCATTTACCGCTACGACTGCACAGATGGTTGGAGCGGCGGAAACAGTTCTTTCCTTGACTGGAACATTGGCATCCGGTCAGGCTATTACAACGCCAACTGCCGCGCAGATTATCGCAGCCCTTCCTAATGCGACCGTTGGTTCCACTTATGCGCTTGTTATCGTGAACAACTCGGCAGGTGCATTCGCATGGACATTGACAGGAGGTACCAACGTAACCATTACAGGCACGGCAACGATAGCACAAAACGTGTCTCGTCGCTATCTGGTGACGGTTGCAACGGCCTCTACTGTAACGATGCAGAATCTTTATTCTGGTGCCAACTAAATGACTACGGGGCAGGATCTGGTTTATGGAGCCTTACGGCAGGTAAGCAGTGTTACGCCCGGTGAACCGATAGATGGTACGGAAGCATCAAATGCGCTTACGGTACTTAACCGCATGCTGGCAGCCTTTAGTCAGGAATGGGGTTTAATTAATGTTGTTACGGTTGAAGATTTCCCGCTTGTGGTGGGACAGGGTGGTCGTGAAAATCCTTATACTATAGGTTCAGGCGGTAATTTTAATACGGTGCGTCCTGATTCCATATTTAATCAATGGATATACGACACCCAAGCAGGCATCCGTTACCCTCTAAAACAATTATCGGATAATCAGTATAATTCAATCACACTCGATGAGATTCCCTCTATTCCTAAAAGTTTGTTTTATGACCCTCAATATCCTTTAGGATATATTTTTCTTTATCCGACGCCGGGATTAAGCACTTATCAGTTATGGCTTGAATCCTACAAACCCATGGCGCAGTTTTCCACGCTTACCTCCACGATGAATCTGCCCGGTGAATATTTTCAATCGTTGATACATTTGCTTACGGAGCAATTAGCTCCTGAATATGGCTTTGAACTGACTGCCGATCAGAAAACAAATATCGCTAATTCAAAAATGTATTTAAAGGCCTGTAATTTCAGGCGATCTGTTGCCAACTTTGACCCCGGCATTAATGGGCAGGGAAGGGTAGTGGGAGGAACCATCCTTGATGGTTTTATAAGCTAACGTGGAAATTCCGTTTGCGGGGGAAACTTACACCGATAAAACCCTAAACGCCAACGCGCAGGATTCCATTAATCTTTATCCTATGCGCACGCAGATTCCGTCGTCAACGAAATCACAGGCAAAGAATCCCGAAAAAATCATTATGTACCCTACGCCGGGGTATAAATGGCAACGAAGCTGCGGAACGGGACAAATACGCGCTTTGTATGTCATTAACGCAACTTTATATATTATTTGCGGTAATCAGCTTTTAAGTTATACCCCGCAGGGTGGCCCTTCAGACTTGGTAAATGGCAATACCACCGTTTTAGGAACGCTTAATACCTCTACAGGTATTTGTTCGATCGTTTGCAATACGGTTCAACTGGCTATATCCGACGGTCAGTATGGTTATACGTATACCATAGCAAGTAATACGTTTGCGCAAATAGGCACATCAGGTTCGTTCCCGGCTTCCGGTGGATGCACGAATTTTACGTATTTTGATTCGTATGTCATCGCAGCCGAAAATAATTCAAAAACCGTCATACAATCGAATGTTCTGGATGCCACTACATGGGGTGCGCAGGCATTTGATACTATCGTAACGTTTTCCGATAATATCGTCGGGGTATTTTCCGATGAGTTGCAGTTATACATATTTGGCCCGAAAATCACAGAAGTTCAGGCCGACGCCGGTACCATTCCCTATGCTTTTCAGAAAGTTCCCAACGTACTGATTCAGGCGGGATGCGCGGCGGTAAATACCATTTGCAAAATAGGCAATACAGTCATGTTTCTGGCAGCAGACATAGCCGGTAAAAGCTATGTAGCGGCCCTTGAGGGGTATGGAACGAAAGTACTTTCTACGCCTCCTATCAACGAAGCCATTGAACGCTATTCTGTAATTAATGATGCCTTTGCGTATGTATACCGCGAAGGCGATAATATGTTTTACGTCATTACCTTTCCCACCGCGAAAGCAACGTGGGCATATGACGTGAAAATGGATATGTGGCACAAGCGTTCTATTAATGGCGGAGCTGATTTGCCGTCCTGCTGTGTATTATGGCAAGGTATT